AAGAATTGAGAAAACAACAAAATTCATTTGATTTTGATATGGACATTGAACACGATTGTTATTGTAAAGCAAATTAATTTTAAAAGAGCGTTGGGAAAAAATTATTAAAACGGTGTAAATGGCACGAATTTAAATTTTAGCAGTATCGCAGCACTTGCACACAACGCCAATATAAAGTTAAGCGTTAGCGACCCGAAGGGTTAATTTTATAAGGTGTTATCAATTAGGTAATTACTGAGATTTAAAGCCCGCTAATCACGGGCTTTTTTTTGGTTCAAATGTTAAATTTTAAATTAATTATAAAAATAAGTGTACAAATATTTGCACAATCAATAAGTGTTCATATATTTGTACACAACAAAGGGAATGATCCCGTAACAATTAAAAATTTGCGACATGAAAAATTCAACAAAAATTCAAAAAGTAGTAGTATTCCACGTAGGTAGAGGTGGAAGGTTTAATAATCAAGGACACAAGACCTGTAAAGGTATGTTTGATAGTTTTGACGCTGATTACTTTGGTATCAACATCTATTTTGAAGGTGATGTAATTAATGATGATTCAGGAAACCAAGTATGTACACTATCAGAATATGAATCGAATACGGGTACAATGGACATTGATGGAGATTACGACACTTACCACTGGATGCCAGTTAATGAGATAGATAAAGACGATGCTGAAATCATCGTAAGAGATATGAACGGCTATTCAGCTGATGAAATCATTGAAGAATCAGGACAATTCTTAGAAAGATTTGAAATTCACAATGAAGCATTAGAACCAGTTTTAAAAACTTACTCAAGAACTATTTCTGAAGAGCATCTAAGTGGTTTAGAAGATGAAAACGAAGATGTAAGGTGGTCAATTTACGATGCTGTAACAGGGAATACATTATAACCCTCCGCTGTTTCCGCAAATTCAGCGGAGAACAAAGCCCCTGTGAGTTTCGACCGCAGGGGCTTACGTGGTATGGATGATTACACAAAAAAAGCATTAGAACTTTTCGGCGCAGCAATACAAATGGCAATTGACGAACGAAATATTAACATTTCAGAACTGGCATCGAAAAGTGGAGTAAGTAGAAACACACTCTATGCCATTTTAAGAGCCGAGAAAACTTATAGCATAGATTCTTATATCAAAGTGGCCAGAGCGCTACAGATACATATATAATTCAGCCTAATGAGCGCTGACAATAACATCCATACGATGGGTGGAAATAATCCAAATATGAACTAAAACCAATAATTATGAAAAAGTTAACATTAACAATTGCATTAGCCGCACTTATGGTAAGTTGTGGAGGTAACGATCAAAATCAGATGTACAACAAAGCAACAAAATACCTTGATGGTAAGATTAACGATGAAAAGGAGAAAGGCTCAATGGATTTTCTATCTTTAGATACACTCGTTGAATTATCATCAAGAGATTTAGAATCAGTTAAAAGAATGCCTTTAATGAAGGAGTATAAACAAGCTTTAAAGGCTTATGAAGGCTTTAAAGAAATAGACGATAGGTATGACACTGGAGAAGAGAATTCAGAAACTATTCATTATCGAAAAAAAGCTATAGAGTTAAATGACTCCCTTATTTCTTGGTTCAAGAAAGATGCAGCTTTAGACTCTACAAACGTGGCTGGTTATATGGTAAGAGTTAAAGCTGAAGCAACTGAGAAAGCTACGGGTGCTAAGGTTAAAGATTTAAAGTTTGAAGTTTTTTTTGATAAAGACAAAGATGTAGACGCAAGGTTGAACGCTTCTTTATATGAATAAGTTGAAAGCATAACTTTATCAACAACGCCCAACTTAACAACTTGGGCGTTTCTTTTTAACAATCGCATCAAAAAAGCATTACCTTTGATTTCATGCGAGGTCAGCAATCACTATTTTCTTCAAAATTCATTAAAGAGGTCGAGCCGCGTGCAAAGCAAAGACCACGCAATGTCTTCCAGCCAATGAGGAATAAAGCGTTGATAGCGAGGTATTACTTCCATGCAGAAATCAACCGCTACCGTTACGATGATTGCATATCGCTACTTGAAAAGGAATTCTATATAACAAGCCATAGAATCATACAAGTACTCAGCGATCACACGCACAGAATAAATGATCTAATTCAAGAAACACCAAGCAGTAAGGATTTGGCGGAAAGGCATCCGCATTATAATTGGAAACAACGTTAATCATGAATGCAGTAGAAAAATTTACTAAAAGACTTGGCAAAGCTAATAAGGAAGCATGTAGGAGATTCAGCCTCATCTATCTAACAGATGATGAAATCAAGACATCGTGTGAATATACACTCGAAGGAAATCTGATTGTATTGGCTTTCTTCAATAACGGAGGTAAGTTTGGAACAGAAGAAAGACTTGATGAGTTTAGATTTACCTCTGATGAATTGCTTAAATTATTACAAGATCATAAATAAAGACATGACTGGATTTAATCACACTGATGAGCAACTTCCTGATAACCTTCAAAGCATAATCGTATTTGAGCCGGGCTTAGATAAAGAAATCAGAAGAGTTTTTTATCTTGAGTTTTGGAACGATTATAAAAGGATATTGTATTGTATTCATCAATCAAAATATTGGAAACCCCGTTAACAATTAACCATTAATTAATATTCACATTAAAAGGCACATTCACACTTTGCCCTTCATCAATCCCACTCCCATCATATAAGTGAGCTCTAAAAGTAATCTGCGTTACTTTCACTTGATCATAACGCTTAGGCATATTACTTTCACTTCTCAACATCTCCGTTGTAATTTGATGGCCATTAACGTCCATCATATCCTTTCTTTGCAATGCTTCATATACTTCTTGCGTAAATTCTAAAGCTGGCACTGGAGAGTCTTTCACATCGTAAATCACACAATGCAATCTTACACTAACATCTCCACTTTGTCCTGGAGTCATTTGATCCCAATTTACAGGATCAAGTATTTCAATAAATACAGCTCGTCTTGGAATAGCTTTTTCGCTCTCGTAATTTCGATATTGCTCATTGAACCAATCAATCAACTTGATACTTTGAACAGAGTTTAACCGCTCTTTAATTGCTGTGTAAAGTGTGTTATATATAATCATCTCATTATCCTTTTTAAATCCTTCATTATCTTTACCTCAATCTTCTTATTCAATACTTTTGATCTTCCCATGAATTGCCGTTTTGGCATCGTTGCAGAGTGCTTGCCAAATACTCTCATCGCTCCTCCTTCATTAATCAGTTGCGCATATTTTGTGTTGGCTGTGACGTAAACATTCCTTCCTCGCTTTGTCCACCGAATGCCATTCATCAAGTTATCCGTTTCTCCGCTTAAAATCTGTCGAGAAGTTGCAGCTGGAGAGTAGTTCGTATATAATCCACTCTTCCTTTGCTTTTTTCTTGGATTCTTAGCGGTTCCTTTGTATTTAAATCCATACCAAGGACTTTCAGGCTTTCGTCTTTCTACTTCATCCCACTTTTCTAAAGAACTGTCCGTAAATCCTTGATTCTCGAAGCTCTCTTTAAAATGGTTCACAGATTCAACTCCAATTCTTGTCTGAATATCATTACGCATGTATTCCTCCAGTTTCCTTATTTTCTCATCCCATTTCTTGAAATCAGCCATTACATCAAGTCTTTTGAAATCTGATTCACAATACCATCCAATGACAAATCACGTTGCATAATTGTTGTTTTCTTGTCATTTCTAACAATCACAAATTTACAAGCTTTGTTGTCTGTAAAGCCTGTCAGAATGTTTTGAGCGATTCCTTTTAAATTGTTCCTGGACAGTTTTCCCGAAATTTCAATTCCAAGAAATGAAGACTTCAATTTCTCAAGCGATTTACCTTTGTCATACTTATCGAATAGCTTCGTCTTTTTGGCAAACGTTGACAAGTCACCATCTACTTTGTTATATCGGAAAGGCACACTGTTAGCACCTTTCAATTCAAATGTCTTACCGTTGTCCATTGTTGCGTTATAAGCAAAATCTAAACGTTCTTTCATTCCTTGTTTCGGATGCGTTAGACTTAGTTTCACTTTTCCCTTCCCAACTTTGCTCTCAACGAATTGATCATTAAGATGCTTCTCGGCCATTGCATTACTGAAGCTCTCCACTTTCTTTTTTTCAGGTTTGGGAACATCAGCAACATAAGGATGCTTTTTCGAATAGATTTGACCTGACTTTCCTGAATTTCCTGCCACGCCATCAATTGGAAGAGGAGCTTCAACTGCTCTATCATCTGCTCCTTCATCAGTATTTGTAACCCAACAACTACATCCCCAATCAAGTGGCGGAGTTGCTGTGTCCCAAAACGCATCATCAATTGGTTTGATCACTCCGTAATATTGCTTATGGCTTTCTCTAGGTTCTGCCGAACGACTTGGCATATACTTTAAGTTGGGATAGAGATTACTGTCACGTTTGAAATCTTGCCATTGATTTGCAGCTGCAGATTGCTTTTGTGCGATGTTATACTCCGCTCTCAAATAGTTGATGTTGTACTTTGAATCTACTTTATTATACTCCTTCAGAAACTCATCGAAAGAACGCTTATTCCCTTTATCATCGGTAAGATTAGTTTTCATCTCGTTGTTCATTCTATAAGATTTGAACGCAGAAAACACACCAACATTCTCATTCAACTGCTTCACCGTGTCAAAATCTTGCACGTCATATCCAGTAGTTCCATATCCAGCAGTCACACCTTTACGGAGTTGTTTATCCGTTTCCTTCCAAATCTCCTCAACAACTTTGTCTGTCTTTCCATCGAAGTAATCCTTGGCCACTTCCTCAGATTTCGACTTGGTAAACAAACGTCTGTTGCTACTCATCACCGCATGATCATATACCTCTCTCAACGATGCCCCGAACGCAGCTTCGGGGCTTAGTCGAAAAAAGACCCCGAACCTAAAGCTTTAGCACCGCTATTTTCTGCAGGTGTAACTGCATCCATTTTCTGCTCCAAAACAGGAACACCAAATGTGTCTTGAATGTATTCAGGATCAACGGTGAAGTGCGTAAGAATTCCACTTACAATCTTCCACTCTGCCTGCAGGTTCTTTTCTCGGTTAAATTCGAAATGAAGATTTACAAATTGATATCCCATTTCAATCATCTTAGGCAACCACTCCTCATTAATGATGCGCTCCATCCATGTTTTGTCACCATTCCAAATCTGCTGCGACAAATCCATTCCTACTTGCTCTTTGGCTTTTGAACCTCCTTCAGATTGCTCTCCAATTACAGAGCCGTTCAATAGTTTTGAAATCTCGTTGGCTGCGATGTTAATCAAATTCTTATACAGTGATCCATCAGAATTTGGTACTTCCATAGTATCGAACACTTCATCCGTTCCAAATACTCCATAAGTAGAAGTACCCATGTCTCTCAACATGATTTCTAACTTATTCAAATGTTCAGCATCTCTACTGGGTGTCTTAACGTATCTTGGCGGCACTCCGAATATCTCCGTAAATTCACTAAATGAAGCTTGAGCAAATCTTTTGTAAAGAACATGCGGCACAGTTTTATTAAGCAACCCTAGATCATAGTCGTCACCAATCTCAAAAAGCCAAGGCGTGTATTTTGGATTCTCTTTATAATCCTCTCCACTCTCGTCACCAATCTTCTTAATGACAATTCCTTTCTCAGGAATCACGTGCCAACGGTTAACCAAATTCACATCTCCAATTCTACCTTCAGCAGTTAAATCTGTTATTTCTACCAATGAATAGCCCCACATGCGAGATTCCCAAGCATACTGCAGTAATTTCGTAAACCATCCTTTGTTCAGCATTGCTGTAGCTTCGGGATTTGGCACGCCATTTTCATCCATCAAATCAAAACTACTCTCCAATAAGGAGTTCATTCGTTTGTTGATCTCTGCAGATAAGTGCGCATCAATCATGATGTCGTTGTAAATTCCGTATAACCTTGAACGGTTAGGATTCTCAACATTTTCAGCCGAACGCAATGCAGTTGTCCAATCTCCAATTTGGCGACGAGCTCGTGCTGTTGATGTTCTTATAATTGTGTCCAGTACCTTGTTAGGACGTTTCGTTAATGCTTGTTTATTTTCTGCCATTATTAAAAGTAATTATCAGATTTAGGAAGTTCAGAACCAAAGCGCAAAGGCGTTGTTGCTTCATCTTCTAGTATTGGAAATGCTGGATTAATAAAACCGTCTGCAATCTTCTCAAGATATTCAATTGCATTGTCTCTACGAGTTGTGCGAAGCTCAGGAATGTTATTTGGAACAATAAGCGCAAATGCATCATAGAGAATCATATCGACAAGCTTTCTCTTAAGAACTCCGATACTAGCATTCTCTGCGTCGTCAAGAGACTTCTCTGCATCGTAACGGACCGCCAAGTAACCTTTCATTTCGTCAATTGCATCACCTTCCAAATCTTGAAGCAATTCCCAACCTGCCATACTTAAATCACCAACAACATCTTCCAACTCTTCGCTGTCAATGATTTTGGAGTAATCTCCTAATGTTAATATCATAATATTTAGTATTTACGTGATGTACGTGATCCTCCTAATCTTCCACCCGAATGAAAAGAAGATCCTTTGTATCTGTCCAATTCATCGAAAGCATATTTGTCTGCATCTGGAGCATCGTCTTTTGATTTGTAACCCGGCTCAATTCCTTTCAATTGTGCAATTCCTGTCTGCGTGTCGTTGTGCCCTTTCAATTGTCGGTTGTAGAATACTCTTCCGTTTTGATAATCGGGAAGCATCTCACACATAGCATCATACTTATTGCCTCGTCTGCGCTCCATTTTAATTAGATTCAAACGGAAACCTGCCTCCTTTTCAACTTCTTGAATGGCGTCAAATATTGCCTCGTTCCAAAATTGTGCTTCAAACCCAACTTGAACTTTCACACCTCGTGGAAGTCTCGACTGGAAATCCTTAATCCATTGCACAGCTTCACGAACTACAGATTGCTTCACATAGCAATCAATCAGGTACTTCACATTGTCTTTCAAGCCCCAAATACGGATGGCATTGAAATCACTTGTTTTCGTTCCGCCATAAGCAACATCCCAAGTGCCTAAAATAGCATCAAAGTGATCTATGCGTGGAATCTTCGCAAATTGAATATATTCGTCCTTAAACATTGTACCTTCAATGTGCGGTGTGTTGTTGTATTCTGCCAACGCTCGAATAGTTCCCATTGTTTTCTCCTGCAGTTTGAAGAATTCAGGATCATACTTATCTTTCCAAATTGGTTCGTAGGTTACAGCATCATAAGCATCAACTCTGTCTTCTTTCCATTCATCGTTGCCATCAACAACAAGGTCAAATATCATTTGAGGATGAAACTTGTTTTGAGCAATCAACACACGTCTATTCTTATCATCCATTGTAGGAATAACAGAACGCAAGAACCATTCAGCATACTCTTTCTGTCTCGCTGCATTCTTAGCGGTGTCTTTGGTTTCCCAATCATCTGCAACAATCATATCAGGCCTATCAGCACCAACACGTAATCCACGAGGTTCTTGACCCATTCCAAGTGCTTTGGCTTTGAATCCTGATTTAGTTGTGAAAAATCCATCTTCCCAACTTCCGAGTTGTTGTTGTTTTCCAAAGTCATTAATTATCCTTTGATTGTTCTCAAATTCAGCTTGTAAATCTCCAAGGAGTATCTTTGCCTTGTCTTCGTTTTGTCCAATTACAACTAAGAATTTAATGTCATCATTAATCCACAACCATAATGGCAGTAGTACAGTAGCCACTACAGATTTCGCATGTCCACGTGCCCACTTCAACCAAGCTTTGTAAGTCTTAGACCTTTTTACTCGTCTAGCAATGCGCACGTGAAATTCAGGGGTTTCAGAATCGCCATAGTGTGGAAAGTAATATTCAACAAATCGCTTAAAATCACCCTTAAATCCTTTGATTCTCTCCGCTTTATTCTGAATGCTTTCAAAGTGATCAAACCCTGTACTTTCAGAAATCCTTCTACAAAGTTCTTCGTATCTTTTCTGAGCTTGCTTGTCTTTCTGTATGTGTGGTCCTGCCATTTATCGCTCTTTTACAATTTCGTTAATAAACAGCTGAGACAAGGATGCCCATTTTGAAAGCTCCTTTGGATCGTTCTTAGATAAGAATTGAATAAAGTCTTCAAATACTTCAATGTATTTGTGAATTGGTTGGTTAGATAGAATCTCTATTTCCTTACGCAATACACCTTTAGCATCGCTCAATTCTTTGTTAGGCACGTTTCCAAAATCATCACGAATCTTTGTGTTAACGGCTTTTAATTGAGAATAAGCTTCAATCAATAATTGCGGACGAGTTACTTGAAGCGCATCCTTCATTGTATCCCACTCTCCATCAGTTATCCAACCCCTCAAGGTTTTCTCCGTAACCCCAACCTGCTCTGCAATTTGCTTTCGTGTAAAATCCGATTTCACATATAAACTCTGTGCGAGTTGTTTCTTTTCAGCCATCTTCATAAGTCCAAAATTCGTTATTAAATGACCTATAAAAAAGCATCTTATTTATAATGGTATTCGGCTGAAACCAATATGCTACAGTGGGTTTACCGTTGTTTTTTTGCCGTTTTTTTAATGATAAAAAAGCCCCCAAATTTGTCTCAAACGAAATGGAAATATGATATTCAATTCAAGCGGAGACACCGCAAAATTATATGGAAGAATATGGGGTGGAGATGGCCAGTACATCACTAGTCAACTTTCTGCTTTTTTGAAAGGCAGGAAATCCGCAACTATTCACATGCATTCACCAGGAGGCTCAGTGTTCGATGGAAATCTAATCTATAACACTTTAAGAGCATTTAAAGGTGACTTAACAATTGTGATAGATGGCATTGCTGCAAGTATGGCGACTATTATAATGTTGGCCGCTAACAAAATCAAGATTGCAGATAATGGTTGGATCATGATTCACGCACCATCTGGATCAGTTGAAGGTACAGCCATTGAAATGGAGAAGTACGCAAAGGTGCTCAGAATTTTAGAATCTCAATTCACAGCATACTATATGAAACGAACGTCCAAGACAGAGGAAGATTTGAAAGCATGGTTAGAAGGAGATAATTGGTTTTCTTCAGATATGGCGTTAACGGACAACATCGTTGATGAAGTTGTTGATCCTACACTTTCTGATGAAGATATCAACGCCTACCATGACATGGCAAATATTGCCGCATGTATGGAAAACTTCGCATCAGACGAAGACCTAAAATCACGTTTCTTCCAAGCAGAGGAGAAGCCCCAAAATAGTAATACCCCCAAAACAAATAACATGAAGTTAAACGCAAAGACGATTGTCGCTCTTGGATTAGAATCCGAGGCAAAAGACGATCAAATTACTGCTGCCGTTGAAATTGTTATTGCTAGAAACGAAGTGTTAGAGGCGAAGGTCACAAGCATGGAGAAAGCGCAGAAAGATGCGCAACAGAAAGCAGTTACAGATTTAATTGCATCAGGAAAGAAATCAGGCAAAGTGACCGCTAAGAATGAAGAGCGCATCACAAAGTTGGCTGAGTATGACATTCAATTGGCTACTGAGACAATTGATGGTATGCCAGGCAAAGAAAACCTAACTGCAATTGCAGGAGGTGGAAAGCCAACAATACCAAACGCTGATGGCCGTGACGCATGGTCATTCCGTGATTGGAAAAAGAAAGATTATTCAGGGCTGTTAGCGATGAAGGACAATGATCCTGACCGTTACGCTCAAGTTGTTAAAAACTCAAATTAATAAGTGATGAAAAAGATATTTGGATTTATTCCGATCGCCTTAATGGCGTTCACAGTGACCTTATTAACAGGTCTCCCAGTTCTAGCAGCAGGTGCTGGACTAATAGCCTTATCGGCTCTTACCCCAACAATTAAAGGTGCTGCTTATGCAGGATTGAATAAGGAAGTTTGGTTAGATGAAATCATTGAAGATTTCTATGCTGATGACATGTTCTTGAGTGAAATGCGTGATATGTCGCCATTTGTGGACAATAACACAATTAACCTCGCAGAGGCGGGAGATGACCCTGCAGTATTGCTTAATAACACAAGTTATCCCATTGCTGTAGCTGAAAGAACTGATACAGCTATTGCTTTGGCTTTAGAGACCTATGACACGGAGACAACTTTATTGACAGCAATGGAAAAAGCAGAATTAGCTTATGATAAAATGAAATCTATTGCAGATGGCCATAAGAATTCCTTAAGAATGTTCTTCATGGAACGTGCAGCGTTTAATTTAGTGCCTGCTACAAATACGGCAAACACGCCAATAATCAAAACTACTGGTGGAAATAACGGAAATGGAAATAAACGACTGTTGTATGCTGACATCGTAAAATTGAGAACTGCATTCAATAATTCAGAGATTCCTGAAGAGGGTAGAATATTGATTCTTTCAAGCCAGCATCAAGAAGATTTGGAAAATGAAGATGTAGACAGATTTAACAAAGTACTTGATAAGCGCATGTTGTTAGGATTCAAGTTATACTTCTTAGCAGACAAAAGACTTCCGAGATATAATAAGACTACTGACGCTAAGGTTGCTTGGCAAGCAGCTGCTGCAGCTTCAACTGATGTGAGAGCTTCTTTCGCATTCCATAAGAATGAAGTGATGCGAGCGCAAGGAACTCTGGATTTATTTGCAAACCTACGAGATGTAGATGTACGTGGTGATAAAGTCGGATTCCAAATGAGAGGTTTATCTAAGCCTATCAGAGGGAAAGGAATTGCAGCGATCTATTCGCCAGCAGTATAGTATTATAACCCAACCCAGAGAGAGAAGAACGAGCCATGAAAAAGCCATTGATTATAATAGACGCAGGACACGGGACGTTTGATCCTTCAACTGGTAGAGCTATTAATCCAAGCAACGCTTCTCGCATAGAGGTAGATGGCTCGTTTTATTACGAAGGAGTTGGGAATAGAGTTTTCGCTCGTGAATGGGCTGAAACTCTCAGAATTTACGGTTATGAAGTTGAGTTTACTGTGTGCCCATCAGAATGGAAAGACATCTCGCTCAATGATCGTGTGAAGAGAGCAAACGAGCTTTCTCGAAATAGGGATGCAATTCTATTCTCTATACATTCTAATGGTGCTAAATCTTCCAGTGCGAGAGGTCATGAAGCATTTACTTTCTACGGAAATACAGAAGCGGACATAATTGCCGATCTGTGGTTGAAAGGTTTCAAAAATAATTTTCCAAAAATTCCATTACGCACAGATTTGAGCGATGGATACCTTGGGAAGGAAGCCAACTTCGCAGTTGTGCGAGATACAGTGTGCCCTGCTATTCTTATTGAATTAGAATTTCACACCAACGATGAAGGTGTACGCACTTTGAGAAATTCAGATTTTCAATGTCAAACTGGAGTGTTGCTCGCTGAAACTCTCAATCAATACTTAGAGATGAGATGAATTACGAGAACGAAATAATCGTGGGAGTCATTGGTGCTGTAACAACAGCTGCAGGATGGATGCTTGGCGGGAAACAGAAGTCGAAACGTGGAGACACGCAAGTACTCGCTGAAGGAGCTGAGAAGCTTCTTGCAAGTTCGCAAGGTCTATTGGATTACCTGACCAAAGAGCGTGAAAGCTCTGACAAAAAAGAATCTGATTGTCGTGTGAAATTGCGAGAAATGTATCATGTTCAGGATAAGCAGGAGTTCAAAATCAAACAACTCTCAAGACAGCTTGAGAAATTAAGTAAAAAAATAGGATGAGATATTTAATGTTCATAGTTGCCATGATTGCGGCGTTGTCAATTTCCTCTTGCAAGCTTTCAAAAAGCATTGAGAAGACGAAGGAGACAACGCTTGATCATCGGGATTCAATTTCATACACGAAAGTTGTAAAACTTGATACAGCTGTATTTGAAGAGCGCAACAACAAGCTTGAAGCAATGCTTCAAGAACTCATCGAAAAAGGCGAAATATCCAATTCTTCAAATGGTGTTAAAACTATCATTAAGTATCGAGATAGTACTATTACGGCAGAGTGTATTTGTGAACGAGTTGAGAAGCTTGTCATAAGTTCAATGGAGAAATGGTATCAAAATCAAAAAACAAATAAAGAAGTAATTCAGCAGGAAGCCATCAAGGAGGTGGTAATCAAACAAAATTGGACAGCTATTCTAATCTTATCTGGTCTGCTGATTTTCATCATAGTATTTATTATTCTAAAATCAAAATTATGGTAACGAAGTATAAAAAAGAGTTAGAAGATTTTTTCAAAAATTATAAAGAATCAGAGGAGTGTGTGATCACGTCAGATGGTCAGATTTTCGAAAAGAAAGCAGAGATTTGGGCGAAACGCCATGCAGATGACAACGGCTTGAAATTAGAAACCATTCAGAATTCTGATTTATCTGAAAAGAAAAAGGTTGATCCTTCAAAAGAAGATCCTAAAGCTTCAGCAACTGAAGCTTCAAAAGAAACTTCTGATGTTTCAGAGATTGAAGCTCCGAATCTCAAGAGAATGAACAAATCTCAATTGATTGAATTCGCAAAAGAGAATGAAATCACAATTGATGAAGAGGCAACAAATCCAGTAATTGCTGAGACAATTCAAACGTTCCTAGACACTCCTTTTAATCCTGACAATTTAAACGCTGGAGAGGAAGGTGAGGAAGATTCAGAAGATGCAGACGCTGACGATTCAGATGAGCATAAACCAACAAATTCATAAGTTATGTCATTGAACGATGTAAAAATCATTAAAGTCCGTGGAGGTCTTGGAAGACGAGAACCATCTACGGACATGATTAGCGGTTTAATCGCTAATGGAGTTACTGTTGTTGGCGGTGCACAATTAGACATTGTGTATATGTTAACAAGTGTAAAAGAAGCGGAAGTTTTGAAACTTGATGCAGCTTACGACACAACCAATACTGTTTTGGTGTACGAGCACATCAAAGAATTCTTCCGTGTTAATCCAAACGGTGAGCTTCATATTCTATTGGTAGCACAAGCAACTACTTATGTTGATTGTGTGAAGAAAGCACCAACGCTTCAAGATGGAGCAGATGGAAAGCTGAACCAAATTGCAGTTACCTACAACCCAACGGTTGCGGTTACAGATACAACTGATCTATTGGCGGCAGTTGCAGAGGCACAAATACAAGCAGCAGCGTTGTACATTGGTCACAAGCCTGTGTTAATTGTATTGGAAGGAAAAGGATATGATATCGACACTCCAGATGATTTCAGAGATTTAAACGCTGAGAATGTTGCAGTGATGGTTGGTCAAGATTTCGCAGTTGCAAGTCAAGACACTGCCTTTGAAACATACGCAGCAATTGGAACAGCTTTAGGAGCAATTTCAAAAGCGCAAGTTCATGTAGGAATTGACTATGTGCAAGACTTTAACATGCAAGGAGGAACATTGAGCATTGGTTCAATAAGCAATCAGAAAATGTCCGCAATTACCAATTCAAAATTGGAAGCAGCGAATACTGGAGGTGCAATATTCTTTAGAAAGCATGTAGGAATCGCAGGAGTTTACTTCAACGACACGCATACATGTACAGCGGCAACAGATGACTTTGCATACATAGAAAGTGTACGTACTATTAACAAAGCGACTAGAATCGTAAGAGCAACATTGCTACCTGATCTTGGTGGGCCAGTTGCAGTTGATCCAACGAGTGGAGAATTGGATGCAACTTTCGTAATGGCAATGAAAGCGAAAGTGGACAAAGCAATTACTGAACAGATGCCAGGCGAATTGTCAGGTTTCAAATTCTACATTGATCCTGCTCAAGATGTTCTTGCAACATCAATCATCGACACCCAGTTGTCATTAGTTCCTTTCGGTAAAGCGAGAGAAATAGTGGCTAACATCGGATTTATTAACCCAAATTAAAACATTCACAATGGCACAACCATTTATTAACGGCGTACAGCCAAGCTGGGGATCGATCAAAGTAAATCTTTTATCGAGAACTGTATCTGGAATAAAAAAGATCACTTATGCAGACGCTCAGGCAAAAGAGCACATTCGAGGTGCAGGAAATCATCCAATTGCAAGAGGTGATGGGAATGTTGATCCTACGGCATCAATTGATCTTCTTGAATTTGAAACAAGAGCAATTATGAATTCTTTAGCACCAGGTCAAAATCTTCAGGACATTCCACCTTTTGATATTGTGGTAACTTTTCAACCAAAGAATCAACAGCTTTTAAGAACAGACATTATTCGTAACTGTCAATTCAAAAGCAACGGGATTGATGTTTCTCAAGGAGATACAGAGATGATGCATTCACACGAGTTAATCACGTCTCACATTGATTACAACGTAATATAATCAAAATTAAAATAAACTAGAAGCATCCCTATCAACGGGGTGCTTTGATTCAATAAATGCAACTATGGCAAAAGAATTAGTAAAGAAGAAAGAAGTGAAATTGGTATTCATTGGAGAAGCGACAGAGGTTCAACTAAACAAATGGAGAAAAGAGCATGGAACTAGATTTAAGAGGTTTGATGTTCCTGATGGAGAGGAAGTTCATATCGGTTATTTTCAAAAGCCAAGTTTAGAAATCGTTCAAGCAGCTGAGCAATTGCACCCGAATGATGCAGTCGCAAATAATCTATATTGTTACGACAATTGTCATTTAGGTGGTTCGGATGTATTCACCAAAGATGATGAATTCAAATTTGCATTGGCAAGAGGAATCGCTAAGTCATTTAGAGTTCTGACTGGTGTCTTAAAAAACGGATAAACTCTTCATCTATACCCCATGAAGAGGGTAAGGCAGATATCAGGAAGCTCGGCGTCTTGATTCGGTCACACTTTCAAATTGACCCCAAAACCCTCTCAGAGGAAGAGTTTTCAATCTTAGCCGCTGATGCATTGTGGTTGAACCATCACAATTATTCAGAACAAAAAGCCGCCGTGCGAGATGGAGCATTGGAGGCATACACAACAGTTTTAAAAGCGAAAGGAGCAAAATAAGAAATGAGCGATGCTAAATTTACAATTGATGTAGAAGGTAACATCTTCAAGGCAATCTCTGATATTCGCAAGGATACAGGAAAGCTAAAGGGAGATGTTAGTGAGATTCAAAAGACCTCAAAATCTTCGTTTTCCAATATGCAAAAACATATTGCGAACATCTCATTTGTAAGCATAACGCAAGGTTTAGAGAACACCACAAGAGCACTTTCAGAAATAGCAGGACCAGGACTAAATTTTGAAACATCAATGGCGGATTTATCTGCTATTACAGGATTAACAGGCGATAAATTAGATGAACTCGGAGAAAAAGCACGAGCAAATGCGAAAATATTTGGAGGAGATGCAGCGAAATCTGTTGATACTTTCAAATTAATCCTTTCGCAATTAGGCCCTGTACTTGCAGATCATCCTGAGACGCTTGATTTGATGGCTAAGAATTCTGAGAAGTTAGCCAAGACAATGGGTGGTGATGTAGTTGGAGCAACGAATGTTCTTACAACTGCAATGAACCAATATAAAGTTGACCTTACGGATGCAGCAGGAGCAAATAAGGTGATGACGGAAATGATGAATTCAATGGCCGCCTCAGCCAAAGAAGGATCATCAGAGTTGCCAGTTTTGCAAGCTGCAGTTAAGAATGTCGGTGGAGATGCAATGAGGTCTAATGTGAAATTTGAAGAAATGTTGTCTTCTATTCAACTACTTGACAAAGCTGGAAAGAAAGGTGCTGAAGGTGGTATTGCTTTGCGAAATGTACTTGCAACACTTAACCAAGGTCGTTTCCTTCCAAAAGATGTTCAGGAAGAATTAGCGGCTGCAGGAGTAAATGTTGACGCACTTTCAGATAAATCACTTTCATTCACGGACAGATTAAGAAATTTGGAAAGTGTGTCGGGAGATGCTGCATTAATGTCTAAGTTATTCGGACGTGAAACACAAGGAGCCGCACAATCTTTGATTCAGTCAATTGACCAGCAAGAAGAAATGACTGTTGCAATTACTGGTACAAATACAGCAATGGAGCAGGCGGAGGTTATGATGGACACGGGAGCCGAAAAGCAAGCCCGCATGATGGCCTCCATTGATGATTTCAAAGTTTCAGTATTCCAAGCAACAGGAGGAGTGTTTGCATACTTAGAGCCAATATCAGATGTTGCACGTCAGATGTCTGCATTCGTGCCAATTGCAAGTGCCGCAGCTTCGGGAGTGAAGTATTTAGGGAAATCAAAGATCATTGCATCAGTTGCCACAAAAGCAGTTACTGCAGCACAGTGGTTATGGAATGCCGCAATGACTGCTAATCCTATTGGGTTGTTGATTGCAGGAGTTGTAGCGTTGGGGGCAGGTATTTATGCACTATCTAATTACGTTAGCAGTGGCACAAACGCACAGAAAGCAGCAAACGCAGTTCATGAAAGAGCTGTTGATATAGCTTCTGAAGAAATTGCTGAAACAACTATTCTTACCAATAGAATTAAAGCAGCTAAAGAGGGAACTGATGAGCGTAGGAAAGCAATTGAGGACTTAAAAAAAGAATATCCTGACTTGCTTAAGATGTACACGGAGGAGCAGTTAACCAACGAAAAGATTGACGAAATTCAAGGTAAGATTGCTGACAATGCAATGCTTCGGGCGAGAAAAGAAGTAGCTGCAGAGATTTACAAGGAGAAGTTGAAGGAGCAAGTTCAAGCGGAGCAAAAAGCACCAGGATGGTATGAAATGCTGATTTCTTTAAATTCACTTGGTGTTATTTCTTCAGATGATGTTAAAAATGTTCAGGTAAATGAAGCAGCTAAGGAGTCTAACAGGGCTCTTCAAGAAAGTATGAAAGCCGATAAAGCTTATGAAGATGCTGGTTTAGTTTCTTCTTCTAAGAATAAACAATCTTTTACTGATAACAATAGCGTAAATACTGATCCAGTAACGGGAGGTGGTGCATCAATTCCCAACCGAGACAAAGTAATTCAAGGTTCAGGAGGTGAAATGAAAACGATTAATGTGCGAATTGAGAATCTTGTGAAGAATATAACTTTAAGCACAACTAATTTAAGCGAAGGAACAGGAAGAATTAAACAACAAGTAACAGAGGCAATGGTTGCCGCTGTACGTGATTTTGAAGTAGCAATGTAATGATAGTTAAGAATTATAACATACCAGAGTTAATTGCAAAGATCGGTGGAGGAATGAATTACCGACCTGAAGCAGCTTATGCATTAAGCGCATTGATGCAAGCTGCTAATCGAATTGAGTATAATACGGCTTTAAAAGAAGTTACGGACATAGTTAATGGTTATGATTCAATTGCTGAAATTAACAAAAAGGATTATGGCGAATCTTCCAATCTTGCAGGTGCTCCCCTCTTTCAACCAATGACACTTTCAGCTGATGGAGTTGATGATATTTTGCTAGAATCGGCCGTGATTGATTTCACAATGCCAAGAAATATTGTTGAAACTATCATTGATGGCCGTGATAGTTCTGTGAAAGAATTCATCAACAACGGAGATGTTGAAATCTCTTGCAATGGTGTTTTAGTTAATTCCGAATATGGATATCCACTTCAACAGGTCGTTGATTTGTGGTCAATGTTCAAATTGAAATCAACATTGAGAGTTACGCACGAAGTGTTGAATGCAATTGGGGTTTACGAAATCGTTATAATGCAACCTACGATGGCGAAAACACCATATATTAATTGCCAGGCATATTCTTTCACTGCCAAAAGTGATATTCCATTAGAATTAAATGTTAACGAATTATCAGCATTAACGCAATGAAGGTAACGCAGACACATATCACCATTGGAAATTTCGATTTCGACTACGTTCACGAAGCTGAGATCACAAGCGGTTGGGAATCTTTGACAGATACTGCAGTAATTAAATTACCGGCTAATCTCAAGCTTGACAAAAACAAATTAAAGGATCTCATCAAGAAAGGTGATGCTGTAACTATAAGTTATGGATATGAACCAAACATGCATTTAGCATTCGCAGGATTTGTAACGGGAGTTAAACCAACTATTCCAATTGAGATTGAATGTGAAGATTTGATGTGGAAATTAAAGCAAATTCAAGTAAACGACGTTGCTAGAAACGAAACGATTCTTTCGTTCCTACAGAGAAATCTTCCAGATTTCGAAATCGATTCTTTTGAGGTTGATTTGCCAAGGTTTATCGCTTCGAATATTTCCGCCGCTAAACTGTTAGATCAGATCAAATCAGACTTTGGATTGAGGTCTTTCATTCGTGATGGAAAAGTAACAGTCGGAAAGCAATATGATCCTGAATTCGCAACGAAGCACTTTGTTGTTTTGAATGAAACGGTGAAGGAAGATGATTTAGAATACAAATCTGCCGATGATGTGAAAGTTAAGGTTATTGGAATTTCTAACATGGCAGATGGCCAGAAGCACGAAGTTGAGATTGGTGACCCTGACGGGGATTCAAATACTTTGAATTTTTATAATATTCCAGTAAGCCAATTAAAAGCACTTACAGAAGAGGAAGCGAAGAGACTAATCTATGATGGTTGGAGAGGTGGTTTAACGCTATTTGGTGAGCCATTCGTAAAACAAGGAGACATTCTAACTATCCAAGATAATGAAGACAGTGACAAAGTTGGAAGCTACTGGATAGACGAAGTTAATTATACAGTTGGAGTTAACGGACACCAACAGGGAATTAAATTAGGAGCAAGAACATGAATTTACAGGACGCAGTTTTAAGAATCATCCAGCCTTTTCTAGGAGCGGAAATCTTCACAGGAGTTGTGACTGCATTTGATGCAAACGACTGGACTTTGACATGTAAAGTTGATGGATTAGAATTGGACGGTATTCGTGTAAAATCTGTGATCAATACAAATGTGACAGGAATACTCGTTGAGCCTAAAATAGGAACTCAAGTGTTGTTGGCCAAGATTGAGAATAAGAAAGAAGCGTTGGTTGTATTGCAATTTGATGAGATAGTTAAATACCAATTAAACGCCGATAAAATAGAGTTTAATGGAGATACATATTCGATTGTAAAAGCGGAAGAGCTTCAACAAATCATGGCAACGAACAAGGCGTTTATTGATGCCTTGAAAACAGTTTTATCAACTCCAATTCCTGAACCCGGCAATGGAGCACCGAGTGCGTTTCAAACTGCATTAAATGGAGCATTGGCGTCATTAGATTTTGGAGACGGAACAGGAATAGAAAACGAAAATATTAAACATGGCTAAGGACTTTATATTAAAAGACGGTGATCTGCAGATAGAAAACGGAGATTTTGTTGTTGGCCATTCAGACCAACAACATGTCGAAGATTTGCTTATTGCTCATAAAGGAGAATATACGCAAAACCCTGTTTTAGGGATTGGCATCTCTGCATATTTGCGTGCTCCGATAGATTCCAGAGTGCGTGAGAAGTTGGAGAGAGAAATCAAACTCCAAATTGAAGCTGATGGAGGAAAGAAGGTGAAAGTTGCCGTTAAAACCATTGAAGACATTGAAATAACAGCAAGTTATGACTAAGATTAAAGTTCAGGACAATCAAACGATTTTTGATATTGCTCTCCAGTATAATGGGAGTGTGGATAGCGTTATGGATATTTTGTTGCATAATGGGAAGTTGAACGATGTGTTGTTGATTGATGAGATCATAGAAATTCCTTATGTTGTCAATAAGGCGATAGTTGATTATTTTGAAGGATTGAAGCATGTAATTGTAACGAGTGGTGATGCTTTGGATAGTGGTGGGTATGTTCCTGTTATTAATCCTAAATTGGTAAAGCTTACAGTGAATGGATCAGCATATATCGATTTATTTGCACCAGATGTTTTCAATGTGAAAATTGTTGACAACAATGATGATTTGGTGGATTTAACCATTGAGAGTGGTGTTTTGAAAATTCCAGCATTACCATGTAGCGGACCAGCAAACCCAGCAATAGTTAATATTTTTCAATCAGATTCTACTCTGTTGCATACATTCGAAGTACCAAGTGGAGATGTTGAAAATTGGAAAATCGCAGATAGTGAGATAACTGTTGGAGGTCATTCGTGGGGCGTGAAGTCAGAGGATGACTTGGATGTTTTGATTGTAGATAGCGATGACAATTCGGTTG